TTTTGACCATTTTGTGTGGATGTCGCAGTGTGCAAAGGTGCCATAGCCTGCGACTTGCTCAAGATAGATGGTGTAGCACCACCTTCGAGCAACAGGAACTTTGAGGAGGTGCATCATAGACCTCCAGCATTGAGCCTTGCGTCAATCTCATCAAGGATCGTGAGTATGCGATCAAGCGAAACTTCAATTTTGCGCAGCTCTTCGTCGATATATGGCACCGTAGACTCAGGTTGAGCTGGGGGTCGGAGCCTTGTGTAAGGCTCTTTGTCTGTTGTGTATGCCATATTATCTCTCTGACGTTAGCTCGACCTCAATATCTGCTGCACTAAAGTTGAAATAGACACCATTTGCCTCTTCTACGCGGTAGGCTATGAGCCTTCCTGACGCCTTGGTGTCGATTTTGTGGTCCGTGTTAGGCGTAAAACTATAGGAAGTTGCGTAGACAGGCGCATCGTCATACGGAAAGTCAGTTGAACCTATCTTTACCGTGACTGTGTCTGTGCCAGATACTGTTGAGATCTGTGGTATGAGCGCTGTTACCTGCTTGTACGATCTAAGTGGTGCCTTTGTCTCGTCAAGATCGAGACCTCTGCGCTCTACAAAGGCTGTTTTTAGAGTTTCAGGCTCTGCAGCTACGTTCAGTAGCCCTGTAACGAGCATGTCGTTGGCGTATACTCGTCCTGCGGTAAGGCTATTGTTGTCGTCTCTCATGCCTGCAAAAGCACTAATTCTTGGGCTTGTGTCTGCATAACTGGAATAAGAGGTTGCAAGAGCGTTATAGGACGAAGTTTGTGACGCGTAGCTTGTGCCAGACAACGAAATATTCGTAATAGCAGCGCCTGCCACATTAGGAAGATCCACAAAAGACCATGTGTTTGTCTTTAGATTGTAGACGGCAGCTTTGTTGCAATAGTTAGTCGAAGTAAAGCCAATGTCTGACTCTTCTGACACGTAGCAGAAGTAAATTAAATCGTGAACTTCATCCAGATGCACAAAGCATTTGTCTTTTTTGGATCTGTTCATTTCAGTGAAGATGCGCTCTCGCACCCTGTTATTCGCTATGGACTGCATATTGATGCCGTTGTGCGAATAGATGTCAGTATCACCAAAAACGTAGTGTTCGCGCCCTGTTGTGACGACACAATTTTGGTTAATCACACCGTCTCGGTTGAAGAGGCTGCGGAAACTAAACACAAGGCTAGAGCCTGTGTATTCCATGATCGCCGACTCAGTTGTTGAGTAGATGACGAAAATATTGCCAAGTGCAAGACCATCTACAATTGGTGTTTTAAAGTCTGTCAGGATATTGGAGCCTGCGCTGTTTGAGGCTGAGGGAGTCCAGACAACCCCTGAGCTTACGCTTGCACGGTACTGAACAACGTCACTCCACTTTACCATTGTGTCGTAGTCGGTGCCGCTTTCTGTTACGTTAAGTGCAACAATGAAGTCTTTGAACCCGCGCATACTTGCAGCACGGTCAGCTGTTGGCCAGTCGCCGACTGACATAAGTGAATAAGCGCTGCTCAAAACAGGGTCTTTTATGTAAGGCTCTGTGGTCTTGCGGCAAATGATAGACAAACCTGCAAGCTCTGTGTGCGTGTATGGCGAAAAGTCCGAGCCGCTGGTAGTAGCACCAGAGGGCGTAACACTAGAACTTACGCCGTTATTATATTCTACGACGGTATTGTCATCGTAAGCGACACCATATATGGCACCGTCTGTTGGATGGTTGTAATTAAATACATGTATGGGACCTGTTTCTTGGGCGACCTGAGATGTTTGGCTGAACATCGTCTTGAACACTGGCGCACGAATAACTTTGTTCTCATTGAAGACGATATTACGCCCGTTATTAAATGCATTCAGAGGTAGGTCGTGAGGGTTCAAGTCTGAGATTATCCCAGTCTGCCCCAGATTTCTGAGCGGTAGATTGACCATCATACAACCTCAATTGTTCTAAATTTTTCAAGTTGGCCTCGACCATCTCGTTACGGAAGCTCTCAACTGCAGCACCAGTGGATCTGGACTGCTGGGCGTTCTCGATGAGAAGCACAGGTAACCAAGCCATAGAACAACCCCACTCTTCAGTTGGATCGCCTGTATTTGGGTTGACACCGTTGATCTTCATGAACCATGCGCAGTCAAATTGGCGGCAAGGCTTGAAGCTGTCTAAAGGGCAGTTCTGTTTAACTTCTAGCTTCATGGTCAGTCTTTAGACGCAATGATGACATCCACATATGAGACATCAAGGTCAACAGCAGTGCCTGTGAATGTAGAAGTAACAGCAAGTGTACCAACGCCGTGGGTGTGTCCTTGGCCGCCTCCTGTGGAACCTATGCTCCATGTGGTAGGCGAGTGGTTTCCAGCGCTTGGCGAATAACCTGCGTAAGATGTACCGTTGTCGAAACCCTCTTGAACGCGGTCTGTGTACTGACTGTGTGTGTGCGACGGTATTTCATCGACAGTAAGTGTGTGAGACGCAATGGAGCCAGAAATACTGCTGCTTATAGTTCCGGCAACAGCTTGGCTCGCAAAGGCAGTTTCAAAGCCAACAGAGCCTCCTGATGAGGCGGTACCTGAAACGACACGTATTGCCTTGTCGTTGTGGGTAGTAACTTTTGTCCAGCCTGTGGGTGCAGCGGTCTGCTGAAAGAGCATTTTTGTCCCTGATGGAACAGGTGGTGTGTTTTCAAGGGTTGTAACACGCGCATCAAGTCCGTTTAGGACTGTGTGAGTAGCAGTCATTGCCCCTGTGATATTGGGGAATGTGGCTTGAAGAGCTGCCTTGATTAGCCGGATGTGATCGTCTGCTTGCGCTACGGTATCCGTGGCAGTAGGGTTGGTCGATACTAGATCGTCAATGTAAGTGGCTGTTTCTAATGCCATTTTAGGATCTCCGTAGTTTTTGTTGGGGCGCAATGCAGCAAGGAACACCCAACAACAACAATCCCCAACTTTTTCGAAGTTGCTTTTCGTCAATCATTTTGTATTCAAAAACGAAAAAGGGAGCCAAAAAGATGAATGTTTACAATCATTTATGAGTGTGTGAGACAAAGTGTGATTAGATATAGTATCTAATGACTGTGGTTGGACGAGTTGGATATATTTTGTGGGCCAAAACGTTTTTGAGAAAAAATAATTTCGAACGCAAATTTCAAGTCTTTATGGACAACAAACATGAGGACATTGTGATGACAACTGTTTATCTACAATCTTTTCACGTCGATCTCGAATTAAACGAAAAAGAAATTCAAGGTATGATCGACTGTTTCAAAAGAGAATATAATCTTGATTGTAAGATTATTGATGACGAAACAATTTCTCTAATTGGTTCAAAAACCGACATCGAAAAATATTACGACGAAAATTCTGGTATGAACGAATTAGAAATTCACCCAAACAACTTATAAAAATTAAGAGGCTTCGGCCTCTTTTTTTTTTTCGTTTAAAGTTCGAACGCAAATTTGAGCTCTTTATGGACAACAAAATATGGAGCGAAAAATGCCAAAATTCATTCAAGTTCGTGAAGACGTTTTTGCAACTGGTTCAGTCGCATGTGACTTCAAACAAACTCGTGAGTTTTATCGTGCAAATATTGACGACATGATCAAAGCATTTGATGAATGCAAAAAGATCTTCAAAGTCGACAATGTGAAAATGTTCGTGAGAAATCTTCGCAAACACCAAGGCACATATTCAAATGCCAAAAAAGAGATTGCGATCGACATTCGCAAATATGATCTTAGACAAATTGTGTCGACTATCATTCACGAAATGACACATGCACAACAATTCGAATCCAAAAAGATGGCGTACAAAAATGGCAAAGTGGTATTCGCAAAAAAAGAATATACACAAGTCAAAGCATCAAAGGATTTCGAAGCGTATCAAAACCAACCATGGGAAATCGAAGCGCGAGAAATGGAAGCGAAATATATCGATCGTGTGATGAAAGCGATTTCGAAATGAAAATATGAGAGAGATGACGAAAGTTGTCTCTCTCTTTTTTTTTCAACGAAAACGAAGAAAAAACGCGACTCGTTAAAAGTCAATCAATTTATTATTTTCAAGACATCGCTCTTTAGTTGAGACGCAAATTACTGCGCTTAATGGACAACTAAGGAGAGACTTATGAGCGAAGATTATTCATTTGGTCGCATGTTTATTGAAGC